TGGGCTTTAAAAAGTATATCTACCCAATATCCAGTAAATAGAACCCCTAGAAAGTAGCCTAACAGTTGTAAGGTCTTTCTCATTAAACTTCGGCGTACCAGTAGATGGTCCGGTTAGCCGATGTATTCCCTACCGCCGTGGTTGCGGTGAATTGGGTTGCCGTGAAAGTACCCACGTATAAAGAGATAACTTCTGCATGAGATCCGACGGCGGTCACGACGGTCGGGGTGGTGGCCAGACCATGATTCACGACAATGGCCGCCGTCCCGTTGGCGATGGTGGCGGTTCCGGAATTCTCGGTCACGTATCCCTTGTTCCGTTTTATCTCCGTCGTTGTCCCATTGTCCACCAGCGCGGCGGTATGCGAACCCCAGAGGACGTTATCGAATATGCGGTTGTTCGCGCAACCCGAATCATGGATACGTATCTCGTCGCGGGTGTGGTTCCAGACGATGTTGTTGTATATCTCGTTGTTATCGCCGTCGGTGGCAACGACTATGCCGTCCGCGTTCGCCGAATCGACCCCGTTGTCGTGTACCATGTTGTCATGAACACTGCAATAATCGGTGGCCATGCTGAGGAGTATCCCATGCTCGCTGTTGCCGAACACCTCCATATCGGTTATCTCGTTGTACGATGAGGCTTCTGGATCTCCCAGGATGTAAATACCCCTCGATGTGCTGATTTTCCGATTGTCGAATGCCTTTCCTCCTGATATGAGGTTGTAACTTCCAGGGTGAGCGCAGATGCCATAAGTATTGTTATAATCCGACCCACCGATAACCTGATTGTGGTTGCCGTAGTGGAAATCTACCCCATAGACGTTGCCAAAGCGTGAACCACCTATCACCTCATTGTAGTCGCTATACCACTCTATGCGCACACCACTGGCAATATTGTTGAAACAAGTGCAGTTAATGATCTTGTTGTGCATCGCATAGAGGGCGAGGTCTATTCCGTCGGCCTCGTTGTCATGAGAGGTGGCGTTCTCGATGACGTTATAGCAGGCGCATACCTCCAGGTTGATACCATCATGGGTGTCGTAGACCTCCATGTCGGTGAATGTGGAGTGCCAGGTGCAGGCGAAATATACCCCATCATTCGCGTCGGGCGTCGCCAGCACTTTTATCCCCTCGAGCTTGATGTTCTTCGTCCAATAACCGTATATCGTGTATCGGGTCACGTCGTTGTGTATTATGCCCCCGCGAATGGTCACGTTCTCGACCGGTGTTACCAGAGTGATGAAGGCACCATTTGCAGTGGTATAGTTGTTATTCAGACCCGTTTCAAGAGTTATATCATTGACCGAGATGGATTTGATGACGTTGCCTTCCATGTGCTCGTCGTAGGATGCGCCGGTTCCAGGCGGGTCTTCGGCGACGCCCGAGTCCTCTATCTTGATGAAATCACCGGCGGTGAATCCCGAGGCATCGGTGACGCTTATCACTACATCCGTTGAATCTCCGTTGGCGGTGAGAGTGGTCGTCGTGGCCGTTTCCGTACCGATCAGGGTTATGCGTCCAGTGAGGGTGACACCTGGGTCCAATATCCATTCTATGTCGTTCTTCGAGAGGTCGAGCGTATCAATATCATAGGTTCCGGCTTTGATGTACACCCTTCCGCTGGTTACCGCCCCTTTCACCGCAGTTATCACGGTGTTCGCACTCGCGTTGGAATAGGCTATGTCGCCCGTCGCACCGTTCTTTGCCTCGGTGTTGCTTCCCGATTTGTAAATGATATACTGAGCGTCCTCGTTCATCGACCCCTCTTCCATGAAGGTGGTCGCGCTGATGCCCACGGCGACGGCTGAGTACAATCCGTCGTCGGTCTTTAGGGTGTTCGCCGCCGAGCGATACAGGTTGCAATCCCCGCCTATCCCGATGGCGCTCGAACCAGTGGAATCGACCACCAGTGTCTCGCAGCTGAGGGATGAATTGAAATCGGATGCACCCTCGACGTCCAGCCCTCCCGCGCAGTCGAGCGCGGTGGCGGCGGTCGATGTCAGTGTTACGGTGGCGAAGGTCGGTCCACCGACCACGGTGACATTCTGGTCCACGTTGCGTTCTACCAATTCGATGCGAGTGCCCTGGTCCTTGATGTATGCATCCGTGAGTGACCCACGGACACCCCTGACGGAACAGACCATCTCATCATATTTCTCGGGGTAATTTATGGTCAGTTCATCCACATGATATGAGGTCTTGGTATCAGAGTAATTGATATTGTCGTCGATGTCTATATGATATCCCAGAGGGAAATTCTCATATCCGGAGCCATCTTCACCGCATATGCCCTTGACTATCTTGAACTTCGCCGTTATGATCGGGTCTTTATATAGAGTGGGTACTAGGTTGGCAAGTGTGACCGCGTCATCGTAATCGGTCAACAACAGCCTGTTCAATGTCCTCTCATGCAGTCCGTAGGCGGCTATGCTGGTGGCGTCCTGCCCCTGCACCGAACCGCCCGAATAAACCACCGTGACTGAATTGAGGATATGCTCGTTCGTGGTCTCCCATTTCGGAACGCCGATGATATGAGTCCCCGTGACGAAGGTTCCCAGATCGGGGCTTTCGTCATTGCCCGATGGGAAATGGAATACCAGTGTGTCTGCCTTGTGGTCGTTCCAGTAGGTGATGCAGGCCATGTAGCTCAACTGCTTGATGGCGTCCCACTTGTTGATCTTGTCGAGCGCAAGGGAATCTATGGCGATCTCTGTCCACTGCCAATCTACAGTCACACCAGTACCGTCATCGATGTCCTGCAGTATGGCCTCTAGATTCGTGGACGACCAACTATCGGTTATTTCCGTTCTTTGATAGCTCTCGGTCTCCGCTACGACCTTTACCTTATAATAATTGATGTCGTCGATCTCTATGCTTTCGATGACCCCACGGAACATTACCGTTGCGTTCGTGGTCACCGTCCGGCGGAATTGGAAAGCGTCGCCGTTCGATATTGCGCCTATGGTGTCGGTGGTGGCTCTGCTGAGGGTGAGCGTTCCATAATCTATCCCCCCTCCCCGCTTCATATACAATCGGGCTTTGGTGACGGCGGAGGTGTATTCCGTACCGCCAAAATAGAATTTCTCGACTACCATTACGCCCTCTCGATCATCTTGAGAGTGTAGTCTATCGTGTTTGGAGAATCGACGCCCCAATTGAAAGAGAAGTCCTCCAAATGAACCGTTATGGAGAGGTTCGCGGGAAGGTCGCTCGCCCCGCTCGCGAGAGTGTAACCAGAACCGCCACCCTGCTGTCCATCCTCCAATGCGTGGATGGTGTCAATGAAGGTGTCTATGGTGGACTTGGAACCGGTGTATATTCCCATGATCGTTATTTTCCTCTCCACACCAGCAAAAGAATATACCAGTGTAGAACTCGAAGCGGTGAAGGGGATGCCCATGACGTCGGCTTTCTCCACCGTACCGAATCTCACCGCCCTGACGCTTCCAAGTCCAGTAGTATTTAGTGTGAATGCCATGATTAGGCTAACCTCAATCTCATGGCGTACTCGTCTATGCCTTCCTCTATGGCGCGTTGAATATCATTCACCCCATAGATCGGGCCGTTCACGTGGATGTTTATCTCGACTGGCATCACGGAACTCTTACCCATCTTATCCAGTGGTATGACCGCTTCAGGTCCGGCTTCGCCCACTATTCCGGCAGTTGGCCTGGTAACTATCCCGCCCTCCGCGAACAGGTGAAGCCCAGGTATGAGGTCGCCGTGGATGCCGAGAGTATCGGATATGCTTCCACCGATGTCCCCTAGGAAATCCCCAACGCCCGATAGTGCCCCCGTGATCTGGTCCCATAGCCATTGACCGAACTTGCCGAGAATATCTCCCAGTCCAGTTATCGCTCCAGTTATGCTGTTCCATAGCCAGGAAGCGAAGCCACCGAGGATATTGGCTAATCCAGTTATCGCTCCGGTTATACTATCCCACAACCATTGACCGAACTTACCGAGAATATCTCCCAGTCCCGCAAGTGCTCCGATTATGCCGTTCCATATCCACGTTCCGAGACCCGCCAATGCGTCCCATATCAACCCTGGAATCTTGGCAAGATTCTCCCCCAGCCATGTTATTAGACCGGTGAATAGATTGAAAAGCTGTTCACCGATCCATTTCATTACTCCGAAGATGACTTCCCCCAGGGATTTGTACCACCATACCATGATGTTGTAGATCGTTTCGCCTATTCCAACGAAGATAGCGACCCAATCCGCTTCCTGGATAGCTTTAACGAGGGCGTCCCATATCTGACCGGCCAGGTCTTGGATCATCACTATGAAGATGTCCATCATACCGCCGATGTTGCCCTCTTTCATCGCCTCACCGTACTGTTTGGCATATTTCGCCTGGAATTGGAGAAGGAATCTCGCAAGGGGCATGAGCACCATCGCGAGCATATCGCCGAGCGGTTTGAGTATCAGCATGACGCCGATCTTGAGCATATGGAGTACGCCTTTCAGCATCGGACTGGCTTCGGTGAGGAACCCGATAACCGCCTGGATGCCTTTCAGGATCCCCTCGGCAACTATGGTTATGGCCGCCAACGATCCCATCATTCCTCCGGCTCCTTTACCGAGGATGCCGGTCATTCCGCCAGCTTCCCCGCCCCCGCCGCCTTTCGCGCCGCCCCTGGGGAATAAAGCACCGGGACCACCCCCGCTCATCTGTCCCATCTGTCTACGAGGTGCTTCGGTGGCTCGGGATACCTTTGTCTGCCCCTTCTGAGCCATCTCTGCCTGGCTCTTCTTTATCTTGTCGAGGACGGGGGATACTTCATCCCTCGCTGTCAGATTGAAATGAAGTCTGGTCATATCACCTCTTCTTCATGGCCTTTGTCTGCTCCTCGGCGTACCAATTCAGACCGACGAGCAGGAAGTTGAATTGGTCAATGGTCGCCTCATCCAATTCCCAGGGGAGTTTTTTGAACTTGTAGCATATCAGCCAGAGATTCTGAAGGACGGGGTTCAGATGGAAGGCTTGTTCGAGTCCCCTTCCTGAAAATCCAATTCACCGAAAAGGGCTTTGACCACCTTCTCAAGGTCCTCGGGAAGCCACTCCATCACCTCTTCTAGGGTGAGGTCCGGATACGCCTTGTTGAGCATATTCCAGCACATCTCTATACTCTGCTCGTAGGTGATATCTGGTTTATCGGTGGTTCCACCCGTCAAGGATATATAATCCTTTGAGGTGAGCTGTCCATATTTCATCCTGCCTAACCCTTCCACGTCTACTTCGAGAATCTTTTTTGCCTTCTCGGTGAGACTCTTGGGATCGAACTTCATGTCAGACCTCAGCTCGTGGCGCGGGTTATCGCACCGGCAGGCTTGAACACCGCCGCGGCGGTCTGAAGTTCACCCACTCTATTAGATACAGGCTCATATGACTCGAGAACGAAGTTCCCGCTCCATTCGGGGTTGGTGACCGCCTTGTTACCTGTCGCGGGCCTCATGACTATCGCGAACGCGGCGGCCCCCTGTAATGGGCTCAGCGTCGCGTCCACCTTCGAGGCCGCGTAATCCTGCTGGAAGGTGACATTCAAGGTCCACGTCTTCAGTCCGGCGTTGAAAATTCGTCCGGTGTCAGAGCCGAGCGCGGTAACATCTATCGTCTCCGCCCCAGCGTCAAGCTTCGCTTCGGTGACGTGGTCGCTAAGGTCGACCGAATTCACCGTCAAATAAATCGTCTTGGTTACGGCTATTGCCATTTATCGCTCCAATCAATCAAACAATCCCCACTCCCACTATCACATCAAATGAAGGGGTTGTGCCACCAACGGTATAGGTGACCCTCCAGTATGTGTCGGTTATCGCTCCGCTCGTGCTCTTCACCTCTGAACCAACTGCCGAGAATTGGGAGTGGGTTATCCTCGTGGTGGGTGTGGTGAAGCCGCCCGCATCATCGCTAGCAACGGTGACGTTGAGCGTGGGACTGGTTCCACTTGCGGAGACTACATGGATGAACGAATAGACCTTCTGTGTCGAGGATACCGCCCCTAGTTCTCTGGCAGTGCCGTTTCCTGTGGAGGTCTTGGTCACAATGCCGTCGAGCGTTGTTATGCGGACGGACTTGCCATAGCCCTTGGCGCTTATCCTGAACGCCCTCAGGCTTCCGATCTTGAGATCGGGTGAATACTCGGTTATCGTCGCGGGTATCCCGTAACCTGTAGTGTTTGCGGTCCCTGCGGATGAGAACCATGATATCTCGGTCTCGCCCGCTATGTCGTCCCACATGACCTTGTCGACCGTGTCGTCGGAATCGGGGTCGTAGAACCCCTCGACAGAAAAATCTATATCGTTCAGACCGGCGGTGTAGATACGGGTCGAATCGCCAACCGTGGTCGAGTCCTGAAGGTCGTTCTTCCAACCCATGTTGATCTGGTTGACGTAACCCGATCTGTCGTATCCGCCGATGTAAACTTTCTTGTTCGCGTATACTCCGATTGCCATTTTCTACTCTGTGTCCTTGCAGACTATGAAATTGAGGACGTAGACGGGATACTCTTTCTTGTCGTAGCCCGCGAACGCCGGTGAACCCTGCGCTTCTATCCAGAGGTATCGGACTCCCTCTATGGTGGTCTCACCGAGCGAGTGAAGCGCATTCATGACGTCATACATCCTGTCCAATGCCGAATATCTTGACCTCAATGAGCCTCGTGTCTTCACCTGAAGCCCGGGCCATTCCACCCCGCCGATCTTCTCCGGCGGGTTTCCTGGATATGCGTAAAGTACCGTACAAATCGCGACCGTGGAGGTGTCTGGCATGTGTTCGCAGAAGATATCCGTCCCCACAGTGCCAAGGCTCTGGTCCTCCAGGTACTCGGCCAGGTCGTTGACCATGTAGGTCATTGGAACTCGGCCTCCATGCGTTCGGCTATCCTGCGCTTTATCTCCGGCAAGTTCTCTCTAATGGGTGTCTCCAGAAACTTGGCCTGAGTGGGTGCTTTGTGGAACGCCTCAAGATTCTCATGTACGAAGATAGCGTAATCGGTATCATATCCCATCTCCATCGTGGTCTCGTTGCCGTGGGTCTTCGGAGTGCGGACGTATCGGGATGCTCTGAGCCTTCCGCTGTCTACGGGACATATCCGAACCGACTCGTTCATTATGCGCTGTCCTTCCTCCCAGAGTATCTTCTCTATTGCGGTCGGAACCTTGCGCTTCAACTCCTCGATTATCCTCTTGTTCGAGTTCAGGTCATCCAGGTTCATA